AAGAGAATACGACATAGAAGCTGCTCCTGCTACAACTGAAGTAGAAAATACAGTAAGCGACATGTTCGGCTCTACAAGTGCGTCTCCTAATCCTTTCTTGGAAAGTGACGACGATGAAATTCCTTTCTAAATAACTAATAGGGGGCTAGTAAAATAGTCCCCTTTTTATTATGGATGTAAATCAAATTGAAGTACAGACTACTGTCAGCGATCTCTATAAAATAGTAGGTCAAGATAGAATTATGCAAGAATACTTTCAAGAATCTATTGTTCTAACTAAAAGGTATGCTAATCCCTTTAGAGAAGATTCTAGTCCAGGTTGTTTTTTTAAGTGGACTAAGCAAGGTAATTTTTACTTTGTAGACTATGCGACAGAACAAGTCTACTATAATGCGATTGACATTGCTATGCTCAGAACAGGCTATACTTATCCAGATGTCCTTTACAAAATAGAATCTGATTTTAAATTAAGTAATCTTAATCTATCTGACAAAGAAAGATTGAGATCTGAAGCTAGAGAAATATCCGTTCCTGAAGTTGTTCCTGCAGTAATTAAAGTCAAACTTATGAAATTTACAGTAAAGGACTTAATGTATTGGGATCAATTTGGGATAGACGTTAGTATTTTAAAATACTATGATGTAAGGAGAGTAGATAAAGCTTGGATTAATAATGAACTGTGGTACGTAAACAATAATGACGACCCCTGTTACCGTTATAAAGAAAAGGAAAAGTTTAAATTGTACCGTCCATTGGCAAAAAAGAAGCTACTTAAATTTCGCACTAACTTCTTTGGAGGTATTTTAGAAGGATACGAACAACTACCACATAAAGGAAGTCTTCTTATCATAACTAAAGCCTCAAAGGATGTAATGACCTTACACGCTATGGGCTATAATGCTGTAGCAGTAAGAAGCGAAAATACTCCTATGTCTGAAAATGCCTATGAACTACTTAAAAGTCGATTTGACTATATGGTTCTTTGGTTTGATTCAGATTCAGCAGGAATAGGAGGAGCCAAGAAAATGAGCGAAAAATATGCAATACCTTTTTTTGAATATAACGGAGACTATGGTAAAGATCCAAGTGATATTTACAGAGATCATGGAAAAGAAAAACTAATAGAATTATGCAAACAGTTAGAGATTGTATCAAAGAAACAATTAAACATACCCTTAAGTCAGTAAATGAAACTAGTTTGCTAGAAGATAAATTTTACAATGAATTTATTGAAAAGAATAACTTAACACAAACTGAATTAAATCGAATCGTAAGGTCACAAGCTCCAAAAGTAAAAAGAGAATCAAAGTTATTGGTAAACATACCACAACCTGATAATCAAGAATTAGTAGTTTTAATTGCTGTTTCTGAAAATTGTGGGGTCCACATAAATGACATACTAGGTAGAAGTAGAAGAATTGATTTTGTAGATGCACGTCGAATGTACATAATAATCTTATATGTGTATTTTAACTACAAGCTCACTCAAATTGCTTTAAGAGTAAATAGAGACCATTCTACCATTATTCATTCTTTGACAGCACATGACGATTTAATGAAAACAAACATAGCTTACAAAGAGAAGTTTAAAAAAGTACTTAAAGACGTACATAAAGCTATGCCACAAGTGCTGGTTGAAGACTCTAATCTTTTCTCTTTTAACTTCGGCAAAAAACTAACTAAAGACAAATGGAAAAAACTTCTAGAACATGAAAAAACTAATTAACATTCCTGATGACTGGTATCGACACCTACAACCAACAATAGAATCTGATTACTTTAAAAGCTTAGGTGCTT